CTATCCGTACATTTGCGTACATACAATTTTCAGCTACCCAATCCAGCCATCTGTCAAGCAAATTCGTACCAGTCCGGCCCACTTTCTTTTCCACAGCCGTTACCACAAAGCCACTTGCGCCTAACTCCCATCGAGTCATACACTTGCCTTTCCGATCCACAACAGCTAGTGTGTAACTCACTGATCCACAACACCTTGGGGAAGGTTGGGGCAGGTTGGCACGATCAAAGCCACGCCGAACGAATGCGCGCTATAATAGATCGAAAAAAGCTGACGAACTTTCCCGTATAGAGGATTTCCTAGGTGAAGAATTTGAGTCTCTTTCCGAAGCACGCAAGGCCCTCAAGGCAGAAACAGGCGTCGCCCCAAACAAGGCCAGTTACACCGTGCAAGAATTATCTACACGGAAGCACAGGACAGTTAAGACTTTCATTCCCGACCTCGAAAGTCATCGCCAAGAAATCGACACACTCAAAAAGCCCTCTGATTTCTGGGCAGCCGAAATCTACGGGCACGGCACTTACAACCTGTATGGCAGCATCGAACAGCTGGCCCGTAAGCTGGCCACGTACAGAGGACTGGCAGAGGAGCACCCTAAGAAAGCACTTAGTAACATCAAGATCATTCGAGTAAGTGGGGTCAATGCCATAGCGGATTACTACAAGTCAAAAAAGATCGAGGTAGAAAAATCGTGGCGAAAAACCAAAGATCGACACAAGCTAGACCGAGTAAGACAGCGAAAACAAGCCAAGCAAATCAAGGGCCTGAAGAAACAGATAGCGACTCTAAAAGCCAAGCTGAGAAAGTAAGACTCCGAAACATGGAGTGGATTCTAGACCGCATGCAAAAGGACCTGGAGCCAATCTACACCGTGGACATCGAGACGGACCCGTTCAAGCGGGATGTGGTACCAGAGCCGTTTCTAATCGGCCTGTATGACGGTCTATCGTTCTTGACCTTCGAGACGGTTGACCAATTCTTGAAGGCCCTGGATGACGGCCTGATAGAACCGGGGATTATCTATGCCCACAATGGAGGACGCTTTGATTTCTTCTATATGCTGGAAGGCTTCGAGGGTAAGACGACGATCATAAACAGCCGCATTGTTTCTGCCCTGAGGCCATCGCCCGATGCCTCCAAGGCGAACCGTTTCAAACGGTTCTACCGTTTCGAGTTCAGGGATTCGTATGCGATTATGCCCTTCGCTCTTGGGCAGTACCGAAAAGACAAACTGCCGATAGAGTGGCTAGAGAAAGGCCAGCGTAAGAAACATTGGGTTGAAATCGTGTCCTATCTCAAGGGCGACTGCGCTTACCTCTGGGAATTATGCCTTGGTTTCCAGCGTGAATTTGGTGACTATAAGACGATTGCCAGCGCGGCATTTTCGCAGCTGTCGAATTTCCATAAGTACGATACCCTGCCACACAGAACCGATGAGGAATTGCGAGGCCGCTATTACTTCGGAGGCCGCGTTCAATGCTTTGAAAAGGGTGTCATCGAAAAGCCAGTGACGATCTATGACGTGAATTCCATGTACCCTTTCGTCATGGATACTTACTACCATCCGACCTCGTGGCCCACGGTACAGGACAGAAAGGTCCACGGCTGGAAAGACACGGGCGAATTTTCCACTGAGAAACTCAAGACATTTTTCCTAACAGTAGAGGGTGAGAACCGTGGGGCCTTCCCCACGCGCATGGAGGATGGTTCGGTAGACTTCACACAGGGGCAGGGCATTTTCCATGTCACGATACACGAGTGGCTTGTGGCTCTGCAAACGGACACGTTCAAACCCAAGGCCGTATTAGATAGCTACTCGTTTACAGGCTACAGCCGTTTCCATCTGTTTGTGGATCACTTCTACACGAAGAGGCGAAAAGTGACAGCCGATTTCTCCGAGCATAAAAAGACTTGTGATGGCTGTGCGGCTGTGCCTCCGTCTTACTGCATGCAGGGCGCGGACCTCGTGGCGCACAGCATGTACTATAAGTACGTGTTGAATTCTGCCTACGGGAAATTCGGCCTCAATCCTGAGAACTACTCTAACTGGCAGATCACGAAAACGAACGATCAACCGAAGGGTGAGGGCTGGACCCTGGACATGATTTCGCATGGAAAATTCTACGTATGGAAACAGCCCAGCCAGCTTTGGTGGAATGTCAAAAACATTGGCACTGCTGCGAGTATCACAGGCGCGGCACGGTCAATTCTATTGCGTGCAATCGCTGGGTCAAAGGGAGTGGTCTACTGTGACACTGACAGCATCCTATGCCAAGCGATTGGGGATGCTGTTATTGACGATAAAAAACTCGGTGCGTGGAAACCAGAGGGCACTGGAGTGCTTACTGCCATTGCAGGCAAAAAGATGTATGCCGTTTTTGACGAGGGCGGAAAGTGTATTAAGCACGCCAACAAGGGTGTAGCCCTGGAACCCGAGCAGATTCTAGGGCTGGCCCGTGGGGAAGAGCTTTTTACGTGGAGGGATGCGCCGACATTCCAAAGGGATGGCTCTGCAAAATTCATCAGTCGGAAAGTGAGGATGACCTAAGCCGACAGGTCTAACCAACCCATGAAAAACATTCTGGAATATACCCTGTTAGAAGTTGAGGCCCTGATGCACAGTGACCCAGAGGCCCCACAGAAACAGCTGTTGGAAATTCAGCGGTACGTGAAACAGGCCCAGCAGAAACAATACGAGTATCAGGTGCAAAAAGAACTGGCACCAAAACAGGCTGAGGCCCCACAGGCACCCTCACGAAAACAGGTGAGGTCACTGGATCAGGAACTTTTGGACACAGCAGAAATCGTCTATGTTACTGAAGAGTTAGACCCCGAAGATTCACAGGAACGCACAGGCAGCTAACCCTGTAGAATCAAGTTGCCAGTACCCAGTACCCAGCGAAAGGAATCACCTTATGCCCAGTGGCTTAGAAATGATGCTGAGGTCTTTCGGCATTGACCCTCAGCAGATCGTCAACGATGTGAAGGGTCAAATCGAGCAGGTAAAAATCGGCGTGACCAATACGCTGGCTGAGATCAATGGCCGTCTTATAGCCATCGAAGAAACGCAAGCCCGAATTGAAATCATGTTACAGGAGGTCACAGCATGGAAGAGACAACAGAAGTCAGCGGAAATGCTGGCACTGAATCAGCCACAGCAGCAGCCCACAGCGCCACGGCAGCCGAACATCTAGCGACTGAGGCCGCAATAGAATCCCAACACGCGGCCTCTGCTGCCGAATCGGCAGCCGCTTCAGCTGCCCACGTAGAGGCTGTTATCGAAACTGTGGCGGCGAATGTAACTGAGGTCGCAGCCGTGCATGCGGAATCGGCCATCGAAAAAGCTGTGACCACGATTGAAGCGGACCTGGAAAGGGAGAATACATGGTTAGGCAAAGAACTAACGGCCTTGAAAATTCAGATGGAGGAATTGAAAGCAGTGATATCCCTGTTACCATCGGGGATGGAGGCGAAATTGTCCTCCCTGATGACGACGCTGGAATCCCTCTCATCGAACCTGCAAGCATTATCCTCGAAGGCATCCCCGACGACGGAGCGCCCAAGCGGCGAAAACGTGGACCCAACAAAAACCGTACCTCCGGCGAGCAGTCCCAAAAAGAGGTATCGTCTGATCTAACGGCGATTCTGCTCTCGGTACACGCCATGCTGGCTGTGCTGGTCAAGACTCCAGAACTGGCCCTGGATGAGAAAGAGGCCGAGCAATTGGGCAAGGCCATCGCCCGCGTCAATCGAGAATACGGCATACAGATTATGTCGCCAAAAACGGCGGCCTTGGTCAACCTAGGCGTCGTTAGCATAGGCGTTTATGGCCCGCGTGCTGTGGCCATCATGCACAATGCGAAGAAAAAAGCAGAGGAGAAAGGGAAGGTCACGACTCGCGTCATGTAATCAGGTCATCCCGTTTACGAGGTCCATAAAATGATTAGCCCGCCAATGAAGTACTCAAAAACTGGCATGCATCTTACTGAAGGCTTTGAAGGCTTCGAGTCGAAATCCTATCAGGATACTGGAGGCACCTGGACCATTGCCTACGGCCACACGCGAGGGGTCCTGCCTGATATGGTCTGTACCCAGCTGCAAGGGTATGCGTGGCTGTTGGATGACCTCTGTCATTCTGAGTCGGATGTCAACTACTTGGTTTGTGTGCCTCTCACTCAGGATCAATTCGATGCCTTAGTGGATTTTGACTTCAATCTTGGCGTGGGCAATTTCGAGCATTCCACGTTACTGTTGCTTTTGAACGAAGGGAATTTCGAGGGTGCGGCGCGTGAATTTGATAAATGGGACCGTTGCGGAGGCCGCATCATTGCGGGCCTGTTGCGGCGAAGGCAACAGGAAACGATTGAGTTTACCCAGACTCCAAACCAGACCGCATGAAGGAACTAGACATCGAAATTGACATGACTGATACGGCATGGCCTGAGAATTACGAACAGGTTAAGGCTGCGCTAGAACGTGACTGCCATAAACGAGAGGCCGAACATGAGGCACCTAAGAATCGAAACGCCAAAAGACGAACTGGAAACAGGCGAGGGCCTAGCCGATACTCACTACTGCAAGTGTGTAAGATGCGGCAAGAAAATGATACTCTGTTTTGACAGAGCCAATCGCCGCTACCTTGCTTTGTGTGAGGTCTGCAAAATCTATGCACCATTGCCCGATGTGGATTGTGTAGGCTCTGCTTCTGCCTAACATGCCCCAGACCTCTCAACTTCGTATGCCAACGGATAAGGACCGAACGGTCCTCATCGGCAGGACTGGCACGGGAAAAACCGTGGCGGGCCTGTGGCACCTGTCGAATCAAGACCTGGAAAAGCCGTGGGTGATTTTCAACTTTAAAAACGATGAACACATTGACAGCATCGCCAATGTCCGTGAGATCGGCTATGACTACATCCCCAAGAAACGAGATCGTGGCCTCTTCATGCTGCGGCCTGTCCCTGGTGATATGCGGCGCATCAGTCCTAGGGAACCCTCCCCGCTTGAAACCTATCTGTGGAAAGTATGGGCGCGTGAGCACTGTGGGATTTTCTGTGACGAAGGATTCATGGTAGGTCCTAATGATGCTTTTGACACTTGCAATACTCAGGGGAGGTCCAAGCGGGTGCCGATGATTACCTGTACTCAGAGGCCCGTGTGGCTGTCCCGCTTCGCTTTCACAGAGGCAAGTTTTATACAGTGTTTTGACCTCACAGATCAGAGGGACATACAGACGGTCGAGGGATTCGTGCCGATTCTGTGGGATGAGGAAAAGCCTCTGGGCGATCACCAGTCTTTTTACTATGATGTTCCACGCAAGGCCCTTTTCCGGTTCAATCCTGTACCTCCGATGGAAGAGACGCTAAAAATGTTTGACAAGAAATTGCATCGCCAATTTGTGATGATCTGATTCACCAGTACCCAGTTGCCAGTGGCCAGTACCCAGTGAGGCAAAACCAGCCCCAACACGAATCACTTACGCCACGCGAACGGGAGGCTGCCCGCATCGCAGCCACAGGGCGCACCAATCGACAGGTAGCTGCCAGCATGCACGTTTCAGAGCCTACGGTAGAACAATACTTGAATCGGGCCTATCAAAAGCTAGGGGCAGAATCGAGGCAGGAGTTACGCTTCAAGATCGGCGGGCCTGTCATGCCGGAATCACCTTAGTAACTGTTTTCCACAGCACCTTAGTAGACAAGCCTAGCCCGTTCGTTGTAATCTGTGTAAGTTATGGCAGACAATCCACTTACCTCAGGTGTCATCCTCAGTTGGAATCTTACCAACTGGATCACAGTCGTTTTGATGGCCTTCATTGCTTTCGCGGGTTTTGGCGCGGCGCAAAAGTGGTATCAATCCAGAAGCCAGTAAAACCAGTTGCCTGTACCCAGTACCCAGCAAAACGGAGCAACGAAAATGCAACTCATAAATTGGCCACTGGTAAAAAGCCCGCTGAATTGGCTTACCATTATTCTCATGCTGCTCATTGCGGCGATGGCTGGCACGTTGGTACTTGAAGGGCTGGGGATTCAGCCCACGACATCACAGGCGTCATAGTTTCAGGCATCATATCTCACTAGCCCTTTTGGGCGCATCACGACAGGAGATCAGTTATGGCAGCTGGTAGCGGAAACATGACCCCTCAGCAGATCAATGCCCTGCAACGGCAGGCCGTTCTAAAGAACAGCGTGGAAATGACTCAGGTTGTTTACAGCCAGACTTTACCTGGCCCGTTTACCAGCAACAACAATGTCATCACGGTAAACCCACGTCTGGTGGGGCTGGTGAAGAAATTCATCATTGAAATGGCGGGCACGGCCACGGCCAACACGGCCACATCGACCTCCACTGTCTATGGTCTGTCGCGCCTCATCTCGAATATTCAGTTCGTGGACCTCAACAACAATATCAGGGTCAACACTGATGGCATCCATTTGACCATCCTGAAACAGGTCAAGGCCCGCGAGATCGGCCTTACCTCGCAGCCGATTTCGACGGTGCAAACCGATGCCATGATGGCGGGCCAGTTTGTCGCCTCTGGTGCCGCGCCAAACTTTCCAGTGGTGGTCTATCCTCTGCCCACAGTTGGCGGCCTCGCGTTTCGCGCTGTCTTTGAATTGCCCCTGGCTTACAGCGATGACGATCTGCGAGGCGCTGTTTATTTGAACGTCATCAACTCCACGGCGCAAATCAACATCACGATCAATCCGGCGGCCTTCAGCGCCAATGCAGCCACGGATACCACGGCCTCAGTGTGGACCTCTGGAGCCAACCCTCCTGGCACCATCACGAATTTGACCACGACGGTGTATCAGGTCTACTTGGATCAGCTGCCAGCCGTCAACGGGCAACCCATCCTCCCAGCCCTGGATCTGTCCACCGTCTACGAATTGAAGGTCACGGCGCTGACAGGGCAAACGGTGGGGCAGGACAATCCTTACCCTTACGCCAACTTCCGCGATTTCATTTCGACGCTGGTGACCTGGAATTCCACGGGCCTCACGGCTGGCCTCAAGAATGGCAGTGACGTTGCCTATTGGGCCTTGCAGTCGGCCAACTTCACGAACCTATGGAAGATTGACCCACTGCTGGCAGCCCAGAAAACCAGAGAGATCATCGGCGCTGACTTGCCTCTGGGGACGTACTATTTCTCCCATCGCAAAAAGCACCTGTCAACGGTCCAGTACGGAAACCTGGAACTGATTTTGAACCCTGCCAGTTTGACGGCGGGCGCGTGCTACCAGAATGTCTACGTGGAAGATTTCGCACTGGTGAATGCCCTCACGACAGCTGGGTCACTCGCGGCCTGATCGGCATAGCTTTTCCGTTTCGCCACGGCTGGGAGGTCCGCAAAGGGCCTCCCGTTTTACAGGTTCGATTTTGTGAGGCCAGAAAATGAATCAAGGGATACTGACTCAGACATTGCAATGGATCACGCACCCATCGTACTCAGACGAGAGTCTAGGAACGTGGGCAGCATTTCTGTTGCTGGTGCTGATTCTCTCATTTTTATGGACGACAGTAATCCATCAGCTAGAGTAGGCCGCATTGAATTCGGGCCAGAGGAACGCTACTGGAATTGGCGCACGACTCTAGCCCTGGAGGAAATTGCAGGGGTAGCGCGGTTCTTCATGTTTCTGTGCGTCTGGTTTTGCGTCTTTGAAATCTTGCGGCACATTGCCCTCTGGAGGGAAACGAAGTGACAACAAAGCATTGGATTGGGGCCTTGGTTTTGGTAGCCCTGGCATACTACGCTGGGTCCAAGTATCCGAATTTGTGGACCAAGATTCCTGGCCTGAGTTAAGGGGCAGTCGTGAATCAGACCTCTTGGATTGTCGGCACGATCATACTTGGCTTTGTGGTCTACATCACATTGCAAGGCCAATTGCCTGCCTACAAATCCGCGCTGTTCGGTTCGGCCAGTACTGGAAACGCCACTGCCACAGCCACGGCAGCCCAGCAAACCATGACTGGCTCTGGTGCCAGTTTGTGACCTATGCCTTTAATCTTCATCGGCGCTGGGGCTGTCTTTATCTTGGTTGGCTTGAATGGCAATGCTGGACAGCTATATGCTCTGATCGCCTCTGATTTTCAGGGGCCTAACAATTTCATCTACTGGATGATCGCCATGCTTTTGTTGGGGTCATTGGGCTACATCAAAGGGCTAGAGCATTTCAGTAGGCTGTTTTTGATCCTGGTCATTGTTGGGCTGTTGTTGGATAAGAACCCGAATACAGGGGTAGCAGCTGGGGTCACGTTCGCACAAACGTTTCAGAATTTCGTGGCCACAGCAACAGGCCAGAAAACACAGGGGTAAAACGCATGGATCACTTTTGGACCTCACTTGTAACCATCGCCACTGGCATCATTGGCGTGGCTATCATCGCCGTGATTGTCTCGAATCGTGCCCAGACTTCTGGGGTCATCAGCGCCACGACATCGGGTTTCGCCAATGACCTGTTGGCTGCCACGGCACCAGTCACAGGGGCAAGTGGTACGATCAATACCGGAGGGTCTGCGTTCGGTAACCTTGGATTCAGCGGGCAGGGCGCTGGCATCACCAGCCAAGCCTACTAAGAACAGTACCCAGTAGCCAGTACCCAGTTGCCAGAAGAGAGTCAACACCGTGTGGAACATTTTTAACTCGCCAAAATTGGCCAAGGGGCAAACTACCAGCCCCTTGGCTGAGTACCGTTTAGGCCGTCGCTTTGATCCTGGGGCGGAGGCTGAAGTATTTCTGCCCACGCTCAATAACCCTGTATATCTTTTCAGGGGCAATGCGCGGCTGGCGGGCTGGTTGAAGTCTTTACAGGCTCCACAGGTTTTGGTACAGCCCAGCATTGGCATTGGCGGCCTTGGAGGGATTCAGGCAGGATTCATTATTAGTCAAGGGCTGGTTGATCCTTCCCAGCTGGACACGGAAAGCTAGAGGTCTACTTTTCATGGCGTTCGATTCGGCCTATCTAAAATCGCACTGGTATTACATTGTTGCGGGATTAGTGGGTATGATCGTGGTCTATGAAGTGGTATCCTCACTTTCTACGGCCTCCAGTACAGCCAGTGCCAATGGCAGCCCGAATCTAGGCGATGCGAACCAAGTCTCCTCGTTACAGGCTAGTGCCGATTTGACCAACGCACAAACCAATGCCCAAGTTGAGACGGCCTCTTATGCTGCCAATGTGGCCAACAATCAAACTGTCGCAGCCCTCCAATTGGGTGAGGTCCAGACGGCTGCCCAGCTAGAAGCAACAAACAATGAGACGGCTGCGAGTGCGGCAGTAACCAACAACCAAACGGCAGCTGCCGAAAAGGTTGCTCTAACACAAGCCTCAGACACGGTAGAGACGCAAAACATTGTGACGGCTGGACAGGTCGCAGAAACCAAGATTCAGGGAAGTACCCTAACATCCCTTGCCTCCACTTCTGGTAGTACTCAAGTGGCCTTGGCAAAAGTACAGGCGTCTGTACCCTTGGCTGAAATTGGGGCGGTGAATTCGCAGATCAGTAATCTGATGACCTACTCTAAAAACTTCGGTTCTGACATCCAGAAAATTGCCCCTGTCATTGCGGAGGAAACAGGGCAGGGCGGTTCGGCTGGGGCTGTTAAACCATCGGCCTCTACCATCAACAATCCCATTACCACTGCTGCTGCTAGTGGGATTGGGACCATACTCTCTGGACTGTTTGGTTAGAACATGGCAAATTTCTTTACATCGTTTGCGCGTCGCGCATCCTCAGGGCTGGTAGGAATTGCGCCGCCATCGGCTGTCCATTTCAATGGGCCAGTGGGCAGCCCTTCCCGCGCAATCCCTGGCCCGTTTTCTGGAGTGGGAATTGTGGTCAAACCGCGAGGCACCCAGCCCAGACAGTTTATTCCACGGTCGAACGCTGTGAAGGTACATCCGATTTCGAGAGGCTAGATTTTTGTGGCTTTGAAACAGGAACACTACATTGCGGGCCTTGTGGGCATCGGAGCCATTATTGTGCTCTATCTGCTCTGGCATGAGTCGCAAGCCACAGCCACGGCTGCCCCAGCCTCCGCTGTTCCTGTCCCTTCGGGTGCACCCACGTATCCCAGCGCCCAACCGATTCACTTAGGCAATGTGACCCTAGGGGCCACTCCAGAGCAGATTGCAAGCCTCGCCCAATTAAACCCTGTGGCCGTGGATACCTCAGGCCCCTGTGGCTGTGACGATAACGATTGCGATGAGGCAGGGGTCACAGTCACAGTCCAGAAAATCCCTGAGGCAGTGTTAAAGCATGCGACCTCGCAGCTGTCTGCATTCCTGAACGTTCCACCCTCGCCCATGAGTGGCGTGGAAAATGCCCGTGTGGCTTTTGGCACAGCGCGATTAGCTGCCCCTGCCAAGGTGAGCAACAATGTTGCCCCTGTTTCTGGAGGTGCCAGTTTTGCCGCTTAATCCTCTATCGGCGCTGGGTCCCCTGGACACCTTGAATAGCATCACGGGAGGCCCTCAGGATCAAACGGCCTCGCCCAGCCCAGCCGCTACCACGGCTGGCCCCAGCTGGCTTACGGGCAAGCTGGCTCAAATTGTGGTCATCCTCATTGGCGTTGTGCTCATTGGCGCGGGCCTGTTTCAGTTCAAGCCAGTACAGCAGATCACTGGTGCGGCAGCAAAAGTGGTATGAGAAAACATGGCGTCGTAAAACGCCTATCAAATTCGGAGGGTAACAAAATGGCTGATGTCGCTCTAGTCACTCGCGTAAACTCAGACCTGAAAGCACTGCTGGCTGAGGCCAAAGGTCACAGGGAAGGCCCGCGATTCATTGCCATGATTCGGGCGATGGTTCGCCTCACCAATTCACCAGAGGATAACAAGGCGATGGATGCGGCTGCCCCTCCCGCACCTGTCTGTCCTCATGAACTGGTAAACCGCAAGACAGGAAAATGTGTGGCTTGCGGCGAGATACCGGAGGAGTAGGCCCGAAATGCCAGCATCGGAAATCATGAACCTGTACCATGAGGGCAAGCTACACAGTGGCCCTCATGGAACCATCGTGACCAAACAGGCACAGGCTAAGGCTATCATGATTTCCTATCTGCGAAAAGAGGGCCATGACATCCCAGCCGCACCAGAGAGGCACGAAAAGACGGCTTGATGTTTGACCGTGAGAAAATTCAGTTCATGCGGGCCTTAGATGCCCTCATCGACTACCACAATTTAATGAGGGAAAAAATGACGCCACTCGCAGCCGCACCAGTAGCAGCCGCACCCAAGAAACAGAACAGTTTCATTTCCTTCATGGAACATGTCGGCCATGACCTCAAGGTAGGTCTACCCAAGGCCCTCATCGTGGCTGAGTCAGCGGGCGAGGTCGCCGTGGACATCTTCGCCCCTGGGGCCTCTGCCCTCTTCAATCAAACTGTGGCAGCCGTTTCCACTGCCGAACAGGCAGCCGTAGTAGCAGTGGCCCAGAACGGCCCTCCCGTGCAAAAGCTGGCCTCTGTCGTGGCCATCATGGGGCCTATCATCAAACAGGCCCTAACCGATGTAGGCAAGCCAAACGATGACGCCTCAGTGCAGAAGTACGTTTCTGCCGTGGTCACGATCTTGAACGCTGTCCCTGTGGCTGTGGAAAGCAGTACCCAGTTGCCAGTACCCAGTGTGGACAGTACCCAGTTGCCAGTACCCAGTACCCAGCAACCAGTACCAGCCACAGCCAAGCCATCGCCAACAACCGTAGTCAGCACCAGCTCCATCCTTGGCGGGCCTTCGGCAATGGAAGGCATATTGCCCTGATGGCCTCTGGTGCTATGCAAATTTTGGGGCCTGAGAAATCAGGCCATCAGGTCGATGTCACAGTTAAAGATGTACCAGCGATTCAGCCGAAATTCTGGCAGGAGTTTTTGAGGGTCCAGATTGACAAGTTCATTTTGTTGGGGCTGGTCATCTTCCTCTACAAAGTGCATGACACAGAAAGCATGAAATACGCCATCGGCGGGCTGATCGTGGCCATTAACCATAACCGTTTTCGCTGGAACTGAAAATCATGTCCTGCAAATTGACCATTGCCCAATTCGCCCAGCGATTGCAACAGGCCGCGTTTACAGGCCCAGCCGCTACAGCGATTGGGGCCTTGGAAAACTTTACCTATGCTGCCAGCCCTGTTGTGCCCCAAGGCAAATACTGGCTTGTCGTGGCGGCCTCCGTTCTCCATGACGTGCCATCGGGCGACGCCGACACAGGGGCCAATGAGGCCGCTACCCTCTACCTTGTCAATAACCCATCCTTGAGGCCCTCCATGACTGGCCTCTATGGACAGCAGAAGATTTTCGGGTCGCACAAAATGGGGACCCCTGACACAACAGACCTCTGTAACTGGCTGCCCGTGGATTCCTCATGCAGTGTCCGTATTGACTATCAAATCAGCAATGACGTGAATCCAGCCGTGGGAGTTACTACCCCATTTGAGCAGACCCTCATTCGTGGTGGGGTCCCACTCATCCTCCCGCAAAACTGTTTCCTGATGGTCACCAATGCTACCCCTGGCTGCGATGGACCCCTAAACGCACAGCTTACCCTGAAACTCTGGTATGCCCTGATGGATCAAACAGAATCAGTCGATTGGTTCTGAGGCCGTATGAGGGCCATCAGACTTAGTGACCTCACGGTTGGCCCACCATCCCCAGCCGCACGACGCGGCCCGCCATCGTTCCACCGTCAAAACCGCGTCGTCCAAAATCTTAGCCCTCTAGCTGGGGCCTCGCCCGTTATCTTAAGTCCTGATGCGGCCTGTACCGTGCAATGGATTCTGGTACAGACTACACAGGCCACGACATTACAGCTGCTATTGAGCGGGCAGCCCTACGGCCTCGCCTTGACCCTAGGGGCTGGGGCTGTCGTGCGTTTTGCTGGCAGCCTGCTCACCAACAACGAAACTCTGGCCCTGCTCACTACCGTGGCCACAAACCTGAGTCTGGAAATCGTCTGGGTGAAAGACTGCCATCCAGAAATAGTGTTAGATACAGCCGTGGTCTACGCTGGGGCCACGGTCGGCATTGCCCCTATCAACCTAGTCACGGGCGATGCACCCACGTTGACCACAGTCGCAGCCTACCTTGGCATCCCTCAATTGACCCCAGCTGGTTATCGTGGGGTCTATATCATCCTGTTGGCTGGCACCGTCGTTGGGACAGCCCCTACCTTGACTTTTGCCTTCCAATTTTCGCCCGATAATGTGACATGGTTTACCGTAGCTGTCACTTCGGCAGCTGCCATCACCACAGGGGCCTCCCGTATCATCGTAGTCTACCCCACAGCGGAGGGTGCCTTCGCTTCCGATACAGCCATCAACTTGCCCCTGCCTCTGCTGTGGCGCATCAACCTAGTGGCTGGTGGAACCTTCACCAGCATCGCCATCGCAAAAGTCAATGCTTGTTACTGCCTATGAAACAAAGTCAGGACAAAATGGAGGTCCTAAAATCATGGCCGTTTCCGTCGTCATCACCAGCGCCACTCTCAAACCCGATGGCTATATGTACGTCATCGGCACCGTAGCAGGTGCACCCGTGTCCCTGGCCATCCTGCTCACCACACTCCTGGCCCTGCCACTGGCCCAGATACAGAACTACATTGCCTTGCAGATGTGCGCGGCTGCAAACGTGTCGATCGCCTTCGCCTCCCTGGCTGGTACTGTCAGCTTCTAAAGAAACTACAGCCCGCAGTCTGGGAGGCTGCGGGCTGCCATCTTGGGGAAGATGTGTGAGAACATATCAACCGTAGCAAAAACCGTCTAGGGCTGTCAAGTGTGAAGTGAAGGCCCTAGGCGGATTTCTTCGCGGGTGAGGGCGCGGGTGCATCAATCGTTTTCGGCCCTGCCCCTGTCTGAGTGCCCGTCAACCGCTTCACATCCACCGATCCAGCCGAGTGCACCAGCTTGCGGAGGGCTGCCAGTTCGTCCGTTTTCTCGGGTGACTTCAAAGCCAACACCTTGTAACTGTAGCCCGCTGGATTCGTGGCTTTGATCGAACGGACCTCAAAAGCGAATTCAATCGACTCGTTGGGGTTTTTGTTGACTGCTGTCTCTACCAGTTCCGAAATCCCCTTGGGGAGAAACAGCTTGCCAGAACGGTAGACCTCGCCATCCTGCATGTTGATGGCCTCGAAACTGCCCACGAAAAACACGTAGTTCAGGCCCTTGTCTTTGTCCACTTGATAGCGGACCTCGTTCAAGGTCCCATAGATGCGGGCGAGGGGCAGTTCGTTCGCCTCGATGGTTTTCACCAACGACGGCTGAGTCTTGATGCTGCTCATGGTGATTTTGCTGATAATGCTTTCCTCTACTGTCGTGTCTGCCATTGCGATTCTCCCTGTCTGGATTCGAGGGCCTTCAAAGCACCCTACAGGGAAACAGTGTAGCAGGGAATGGGGCTGTGCAAAACATCAAAATTTCAGATCGCGCTGGGTTCGTCTTTCGAGAGGTCGCCATCAGGGGACAGCCCCAGCTGATCCGTATCCCAGCCCTTCAGGGCCTCTGGCATCGAACGTTCTAAAGCCTCCCTGAGAACGTCTCGGCATTCATCGTAACAACCAGCCCCAAACAGAATCCAGACCTCACGATTCTTGACCAACATTTCAAAGCACCGTCTAAACCCTCGCCCGTAGGCTTGCGCGTTAGACAACGCCACAGCACTCAGGGCCTTATCCCTGGCCTCTTCTAAAGCCTTCTGGAAATCGGCCTCTGTGTACTCAGCCACATCGACCTCGTGACCTGGACAGGTCCCACCAGCTGCGACCTCTGGACATAGACTGCTGTTGCCGTGATGGATGATTGACCTCATTGGCGCGTCACCTGTTTGTAGGATAGAGAAACCGCCTCTAGGATTTCATGAGCGGGTTCACAGACCTCGATTGAAAATCCATCATTGGAAAATGTCACTAGTGTATAGCGTGGCGGTTTTTCACGATTTGATTCCGTGACGCGAATAATGGCCGAACCTTTCACGCACTCATCATTGCCCTCGCGCCCTGTTAGCAATAAAAAGCCATGCTGTACTGATACGCTCATTTTTCATCCTCTCTATTTTCGCGTTCATGAAATGCGAGTAACGCCTCATCGCAGATATAACCCATGCTGGGATTCTGCCGTGCCGTTTCCATGACCTCCGTTTTCGATTGGAAAGAATACGTCTTACCTGAAAGCAGATCGTGCACCTTGAGGGTCATTCCTCATCCCTTTCCCCAGCTGCCCTGGATTTGAAATCTACTTTTGGCAGCACGGCAGAACGGTACTCCTCGCTGATCGTCCACGCCTTTTTGATCCTCACCCGTTTGCCCTGAGGCCAGAGAGTGCCATCAAATCCGCCGTGCACATTCCTGGCCCTGATAAACACTGGTACTCGTTTCCTGGCCCGCCATACTAGGTAGATGTGGCCTAGCTGGATTTCGGATGGCAGCATAATGGTCCTTTCAGAAGGCACACAAACTTGACTCGTAATAATGGCGCTGTTCTGGGTAGTCGTCATCTACAATTGGGGTCATGGACAGCTTGCGATATTTCTCCGCGAGGTCTGCCACAGCATCGAATTCCTTGCTCTGGGTTTCCATACTCATCGTCGCGCCCTCAACTTGATTTCTTGCGCCCTCCGAATTGACCGCACAATAAAGTCATAGCCCGATGTGGCTTGACCTTCGGCCTCGATTTCGGCCTTGGCCTGTGCGTGGCAGGACTGCTCTAGCCTCGCGTTTTCGATGGCCTCTGGACCGTTCATGCTGCCCCAAGTGATAGCCATTAGAGCCACTCCGCTATGATCGCATCGACCTCAACCGATGACAGGCCGCCAAACCCTGTACGAAGGGCTGAGTAAAAATCGAGTGACAGACATCTGCCATCTTCAGAAACGCGGGCTGTAACAGCCGTCGCCCTATACGGGCCTGCACTGATATAGACCGTTTCCCTCTCACTCTGAGTCTGCTTGCGCTCATACCAGCGCCGTACTAGAGCCTCGAAATATCCGTCATAGTCGGAAATGATGATTAGGTTTGGAATAGCCATTTTCTGCCCTTCCCCAAGAACAGTCATAGACGGAACCCTCCAGACAGCCAAGGCCCGCCCTCACACTTGCATGCCTGTTGTGATAGGCCGCACAGATCGCACGGCCTCGCATCTTGCTCTTTTTGATGGCACTCATGGCAGAGGCCATCACGTAAGGTCCGAATCTGCGAACAGTTTTCACAGATCAGTTTTTCGGTAGTCGTCATTTCTGGCCCTTCCCCAAGGGTGAATCTATTCTCTCACAGGTTGGGACTGGTGAGAATCGGACTATGGTAACTGAG